CAGCCTGAGTTCTGGCAGATGTTCTCAGAGCGTCAGCCTTCAAGCGCTATCCCTCTAGCAGAGGTTGGTCATGGCGCTTCGGGTCGCGAGATCACTCGTCAATCACTCGATGGTGAGGTTCGTAAGCTCGCCTCTGAGAAATCAATCACTTACTCTGAGGCGTTGGTCCAGTTCCGCGCTCAGAACCCCGATTACTACAATCAAGCGTTTGGAGGCTGATCATGGCTAACACAGACAACATGGTATCATTCATCGCGAGCGGGACTATTACAGAGTTCGCTCTCGTAGCTGTCGATTCAGATGGCAAGGTGGCAGTGGTCACCGACTCAACTAGTGAGGCGGCTGTTGGTATCGCTCAGCGCGCAGCTTCAGCGGGTGACGCTGTGGATGTGATCATTGGTGGAGTTACTCGCGCAATCGCAGGAGCTGCAATCGCTCCTGAGACCACGTCTCTGCTCATGGCTTCTACAGGAGGCAAGCTCATCCCACTCGTCAAGGGCTCAGGGAATTTCTCTGTGGCTCGCGTCATCCCAAATATCAATCATGCTTCACCTGCTGATGGCGATCAAATCAAGGTCGTGTTCACAGGCCCTAGCAACTACAAGTCTGCTTAAGGAGTAGGACATGGCTAGCTCATATACTAATCTTCATCCGGTCGATCAGATCCTTACCAGCCTTGTCGTTGAGGCTGTCCCATCTGATGACCAACTCATCGCTGACAAATGCCTTGAGACCATCACGGTTCCTGAGCGCTCGGGTACACTCCTCCTCGAGGAGACGCGCAACTTTATGGGCGCAGGCGCAGGGCTCGACCTTGAGCGCGCTCCTGGTTCTTCACGCGCTTCTATCGGCGGGTTCGACCGTAGCTCACAGACCTTCAAGGCGCGGATCTACGCGGCTCAGGATAGCATCGCGATGGAGGACATTCTTGACTCTCAGTATCCAGGTTCTGAGGAACAGCGCATTGCTAAGAAGGTAGCGCGCGTCATGAAGCTTGCACGCGAGAAGCGCGCGGCTGACATCCTCTTCGACTCGTCTGCGTTCAACACTTCGACCCCTACGGACAAGTTTGACGCGGTGGGCGCTGAGCCTCTCACGTTCTTGCACGAGCTCAAGGATACTGTGTTTGAGGCTGCACACGGCATCAACCCCGACTCACTCATCTTCGGTCGCAAGGCGTTCCGCGCTCTTGCTCGTAACCCTGAGGTGCGTGGTTATGTGGGTGACTCATCTTCAGGCATCGCGGCAGGTAACCGCATCCTCAACGATGAGGCTGTGATCGCCGTACTGCGTGACATCCTCGGCATACCGAATATCCTCGTCGGTCAAGCTCGCCAAGATAACGCGGTCCCTGGCGCGACTAGTGATGAGGACTACATCTGGGAGAATGAGACTGTGTTCATGGGCATCCTTCGTGGCTCTGATGCGATTGTGCAGAAGAGTGGCAACGTCAAGGGCATGCCTGTGGCGGCGCTCAACTTCCAGTTTGGCTCAATGGTTGCCGGTCAGTATGACAGCCTCGACAAGACACGCCGCTACGTCTACGCTGAGGAGGTGAACCAGTTCAAGGCGATTGACTCAACGCTTGGTCACGTCGTCACGAACTGCCTCACCTGATAGGCGCGCACCATGAATCTAGCTCTGAATGATCACAGCCTGCTACAGCTCGAGGAACTCGGCATCCTTGACTCTCTGCTAGAGGGTCACGCCGAGCATGTCACCCTCTCAGAGGATGCTGACAAACTCGCTGTAGCTGACCTCACCAAACAGGCCAAGGGCTTGAGCGGTGATCAGGCTAAACTGATCAGAGCTAGACGCGATCAACTGAAGGCAGAGATCAGCGCTGAGCAATCGTTCGGGCGCGCGCTCTCTGCCTCTCGGCGTGAGCTCGTCACGCTATTGCAGATGGCTGCTGTGTCGAGTGACCCACAGCTGCTGCTATCGTTCAACAACGAGCAGCTCCTAGACTTCATATTGAGGGGGGGGATGGGAGCTGCCGTTGATGAATATGTTGAGAGTCAGGGTAAGATCAAGGACGCGGTTGAGAGAGCGTTCAACGTGATCGAACCTGACTTCTCATTTGATGACCTGCCACAGCTAGAGCAGATCCAGACTCAAGCTGTGACTCAGGTCTTTGAGGACGTAATCCTACCCGACACTCAGAGCGCGATCAGATCAGCGCTGACCTCCTTAGCTTTGGAGGTGCCGATTGAGATCGTGGCTAGTGAGCTCGAGGAGCGTCTCAAGCGCTCTGAGGGCAGACAGCTCACTGAGGTCAAAACAAGGATTAGTCAATACGGCAGGTCGATCACCGCTGCAGCTGCGGCGGCTGCTGACCTCGACCACTATCTTTACACCGGCCCACTTGATGGCGTGACTCGTGGCTTTTGCAGGGCGCTCATTGATAAGGTGGTGACGAGTGAGCAGATGCGAAAGCTCAACAACGGTCAGGGCTTAAACGTCATGACGTCGTGTGGTGGTTACAACTGCCGTCACACTTGGAGCCCTGTGAGTGAGGGATTCATAGAGTCAGCAAAGCTCGACCGAGCCACAACGGCTGACATCACCAGAGCAAACGCGAGGGGCAGACGATGAGAAAAGCAGTGACCGGTGAGGCCATCCACTTTGTATGGCACCCTCGCACACCTCACGCAGGTGACGCTGAGCTGACCGTTGGATTCAGCACACCATACACAAGCGCGCTCGCATCGCTCAGAGATGATGTGTCAGTGAGCGCTGTGGCTGATGATCGGCGCACCCTCACACTCACGTCTAGCGTGAGCACTACGCTTGAGCGTGATGAGGTCAGAGCGTTCCTGCGCACCACTCGCGACACATACTATGCAGTCAAGGTGACTCGCCTTGGTGGCACGACCGCCATCTTAGCAGAGCCCTTACCGCGTGAGCTCGACCTCACCACAGCAGCCACGCTCAACTTCGCGTCTGCCTATGTGGACATACCGAGCGCCAACGCTGTCACCGGCTCATACCCCTACACGCTGACCTACACCGACAACCTAGGCTCAGCGCAGACAGAGAGCGGTATACTCAAGGTCACCCCTCGACCGTTCAACACTGGGCTTGATCATGATCAGCTCGTTGACCGATTCCCTCAGTTGGCTGACATGGTGCCACGACGTCAGAGCGACCTAGCACCACAGATCAAAGCGGCGCTCGATGAGATCATCCTTGCAGTCCGTGACCACGTCCTAGCAGATGGGGCCACAGAGGATGACGTCTTCAATCAGGGCTCATTCGTCAGCGCTCACGCCTACTGCTCAGCGGCTCTAGTCTATGAGGCCACGCTTCAACTCGACGTAGCTAGCGCAATGAGAGAGCGATGTCAGGAGCTCCTAGACGTTGCGCTCAGGTCAGTCACGATCGACCTCGATGGTGATGGTGAGATTGATGAGGGTGAGAGCAACCTGAGAAGATCAGGTGGGAGTGCCACTGACTTCAGAGCATCTTGGAAGACCTACAACAAGACAGCCTATGACAGCCGCTTCACACCGGCTAGAGGGATGCGCCACTGATGTCGGGTTATGGCAAGGTCTCCCTCAACTTCAACTTGCCCGAAGAGTTGTGGACAGCCAAGGACTCTGCGCGCTTGGCTGCTGACACCTTGGCCGCTATCAAGCTGAGGACGACCAAGGGCTTGGACGCGAGCGGTCAGCCGTTCGATGACTATAGTGAGGAGCCCATATATGTGGCCAAGCGTGGCGCTCGCCTCAAGCCCAAGGGTGGGCGCGTCACACCAAGCGGCAAGTCGGTTTTCTATGAGGGCGGTTATCGTGAGTACAAGAACCGGTCAAGGCGTCGGCGCAAACTCGCAGGCACCGCTGAGGTTGACTTGGTGCTCAGCGGTAACATGATGAATAACCTAGTGGTCAAGGGTGCCACTGCTCAAGGGTTCACTATCGGGCTCACTCAACACGCGGGCTATGGGTACTACGTCAATCAAGAGCGTGAGTTCCTCGGGCTGTCTCCTCAAGATGTTGAGATGGTGGTTGAGGCTGCGCGCATCAACCTAGAGAAGAAGATCAAATGAGCCAAGGCATCGCGGCGGCGCTCACGCATTTGGAGACCAAGCTCATGGAGATCACCCCCAAGCGTGACACCCATCATGGCTTCGTTGCTCATGGTCGCGCTGGTGGCATGACTTCGCCTCTGACTCAGCGCGCACACTCCACGCGATACTTCACATTAGAGGTCAGTGGCTTCACAGAAGACGATGGAGCTGCAGGCTTGAGCGGTCGGCGTCGAGCAACCATCAATCTCAACGTGCGCTATGACGTGCCCCAAGATCAGCTCTATCTACAGCGCATGATCGCAGAGGACGCTGAGAGTCTGCTCGTCAAACTCAAGGGGCCAGACTACGACCTGACCAATACCGGCATCGTGTCAGTGATACCGAGCGCGCCAACGGTCGAGCCCATTGACCCTACCAATGATCAGGGTGGCGCTGTGCTGCTGATCTTACCTTTCACTCTTCTCTACTTGGAGGCTTAAGATGACAGTGACTCATCGATCTATAAGCGTGGCTAAGGAGAGCTC